CTCCGTTAACTAACCTGAAAGGTTTTTACATGCGCTACTATGCAACTTCTGTCTCTCCCGACTTCGTACACCAGTTTGTGTCGGAGAACTTTGTGAGCTTTACCGAAAGGTCTCAGCTTGCAAACGTTTTTCCGGTGCTTTCCTGGGCACGTCGTATCAGCGGTTTCATTTTAAATGACTCTGCTGCTTCGGGTTCAGGTCGCTTGGGCGACTGGAGTGAAGAGAACGCGATGAATGTCGCATTCTTTATCACCCACAGCTCCAAGTACGCCTGTGTACTTGACTGGACGCAAGTCCGGTCTTGGTACAGGGAACAGGAACCCTCTGTCCAACGGATGCTTGTGAAAGCTCGCATCTGGTGGCAGTCTGGGGTTCGCCAGCAAAAGGGTTGGAAGCGCTGGCATCCTGAGCTTAGGCTCGGGATGTTGGTGCTTGCCGACCTCTCGGCTGGAACAGTTGTGGTGGCAACGCATGTTGACCATTCAGGCTGTTAACGAGAGAAGATCTTCGTGGCCGTAGGCCACCCCTTCGCCGAAAGGTGAAGGTGCAAAAACGCGCCGTGAGGTGCGTTTGGCTTCGAAAGAAGCTGAGGAGGTTTCATAAACAACAGGACGGGGTAGAGTAAAATGAGTGATCAGACCAAGGAGCGTAACTTGAACATATTGTTCAAGATTATCGCAGTGATATTATCGGCCTTCCGAAAGGGAGGTCGGTAATGTTCAACCGCTTAATCAGCTTTATGCTGAGAGCTTCTTGGGCTGGTCTTCGGATTGCTCTGTCCTTTTCTGTTGGGAAGAAACTTTCTCAACGGGCGAGTCGTAAGGAGTCTTAGTGACCTGGGCCCCAGTAAAAGAGACAAGGTTCGTCCAAACGACGTACCAGGAGAGGCACACTTTCCCTGACGGGAGAGCGTTTACCAATCCTGTTACCAATTGGGACGTTCCGAAGCTCAATTATGATAGGGAACGGGTTCAAAACTCCGAGAGGACTCCTGGGTTCCACGGTATGCGAAAGCGAAGATACATACCGCAGCACCCATATCATCACCACTTTTGGGAGGTATCTTACCCAAAAGTTAGCGGAGACGTACTGTTTATTTACAGCGACGGCCACCGCGTCGTCACGACCTACACCGGAGCCGCAAGGTTCTTTGGTGCAGATGTCGAGATGCCTGCTGGTGCTTACTCTGGTGATGATCCGTCAAATCTTGCGATTCAACGCCTACAGTCGCAAGCGTCAGTTTCTCATGGAAATGCTGCTGTGTCACTTGCTGAAGCCCATAAAACGGCTTCGATGGTGGCGCAGTCAGCAACCAAAATGGTGAAAGCCATTTTGGACCTGAGAAAAGGGCACCTAGGAGACTTCATGAAGACGTTGGGTTTGGCAACCAACATCTCGGAAGTTCGAGCATTTCGCAACCGTGCACGGAGATTCCGTGCGTCCGGTGGGGATATGCGGCAATTTGCCGCAAACACCTGGCTCGAGTACTCCTATGGGTGGAAACCTCTTATCCAAGATGTCTACGCACAGGCTGAAAACCTGTCGCAGATATTGCTAAGCAACGAAAATGTGCTATGCACTATTCGAAGCTCAGCTCGGACTCAGAGGACATACAACGAGACGATTACACCTAACGGTTTGTGGCAACACCGAAAGGAAGTAACAACGACTCGTCGTGTGAGGTATACCGTAAGGTATGCCATTCCAAATGGTGCTAACTCGGTGGGCAACGTGTTTGGATTACAAAATCCAGCATTGGTTGCTTGGGAGTTAGTTCCGTTCTCGTTCGTGGCAGATTGGTTTCTGCCTATCGGAAACTTCCTCGAGGGAATCACGGCCTGGAATGGCTTAGTGTTTCACTCGGGTTCGAAAACCGAAACGATCGAGTACCGAACGACGTGCGCGACCTCACCAGGTCGTCAGCAAGCGGGGAACCCCACAAGTCTAGCGTTTGGGCCGTCGGTGACATCGAGTAACAATATCACTAAAAAGGATAGAGTTATTCTTTCGTCATTTCCGACCCAGACGTTCCCAGACTTTAAGGACCCTCGTTCTTTTGCACACGCTGCGAGTGCAATTGCGTTACTACAAGCGACAGTGTTGGGATCCCGTAAGGGTACTTATGTCTATCGCTAGCAGAAGCCGCGCCCGGTATAGCAGAAGCTGTACTGAAACCCACAGAAGTGAGTCTCATGGCACAACAAACCGCCATTACCCTGACCGACGCCGCATCGACGCCGGTAAACCGAGTCTTCAACCCAGCAAAGCGGGATGGGGATGTGTTTCGTTGGGATTATCGTGGCAGCGGCATTGTCGCTGCATACGACCAACTTACCATCTCTACTCGCCTGCCGTCGAAGGCTGCGAAAGCAACGAAGGTGACGATGCGTCTCAGCTGTCCCACTCTGGAACAGACGAGCGCCTCCACGGCCACCGGCATCCAGCCGGCGCCGACCGTGGCCTATACCTCTGTTGGCGAGATCACGCTGGTGTTGCCGGAACGTTCCAACCTGCAAGACAGGAAGAACGTTCTGGCGATGCTGCGCGACCTCATCGACGAGGCACTGACCACGGCCGTCGTCGAGAACTACGACGCCCCGTACTTCTAAAAAAGTACGGTTCAACGCTGCTGCTAGCGAAAGCTAGCAGCTGGTTCTCGACAGCACCGAGCTGTCCAATTTCATTAGGATAACCAATGAAACATGGTGCCATAAGGCCACCAAACCGCGATAAGCAACCGAGTCTCGCACAGCGCTTAAAAACCGCTGACGTGACAAACTCGATCATCATGGACGTGCTTGAATCCATAGATCACCCTTACGGGTTGTCTGTGGCTATCAAGCTTCGCTACGGTGACTATGCTGGTGCGATAAGCACCAGCATCGATCCGATGCAGTTCAATGATGTAGGGGACTTCGCTGACGCTTACCAGTCTGTGAAGCTGATCTCTAAGTATCCTCACTTGGATACCGGGATCAACAGGCAGCTGGTAGCGCTTCAAGCGTTCCACCTCGCCGAGTCGGTCTGTAAGGAAACGAACGAACGATTTCGCCGGTTGCGTGAAGGAAAGGGGGAAACCCTGAATCCCGCTGTACAGTCCATCATTTCGATGGCTGCGCGAAAAATTTCACACATCTTGGGCGACGTCGACCTCGATTCGATTTCCGAACAGTTTGGGTGGGGACCTGGTGCCTCCATAGGCATTCGGGGTCATCACACTTCAGCTTACAACAAGTTCTCAGGACCTCTGGATGTAACGCGGAACGGTCTCATGATGGGGCTCTGCTGTATAAACAGCATTCCCTCCTGGAGTAACGCGGTCGCAATGACCGATGCTATTCCCTCTGTACCGGTTAGCGTTTTACCAAACGCCCTCCGGATAGTGACAGGAAATGAGATCATCTTCGTACCGAAGAATGCCAAGACCGACCGTGTTATAGCGATTGAGCCTAGCCTGAATGGTTACATTCAGAAAGGGTTTGGTCGCTATATCCGAAAGCGTCTTCGCGAGCGAGTTGGAATCGATCTGAAGGATCAGACGATTAACCAATCACTAGCTCAGTACGGTTCAAGAACGGGAGAGTTGGCGACTATCGACTTGTCGATGGCCTCTGACACTATCGCGAAAGAACTTGTACGTGAACTGCTCCCAATGGAGTGGTTCGAGTTGCTCTCTTCGTCTCGTTGCGAGCAGGGTACCGTCAAGATTACTGGAGAAACCGTGAGGTTTCAAAAGTTCTCGTCGATGGGCAATGCTTACACATTCGAACTAGAGTCCATGATCTTCTACGCGCTTGCAAAAGCGTGCGAGGAACATGTGGGTGATAGGACGGCTGGGACGGGCCTTAGGTCTGTCTCAGTCTTCGGAGACGACTTAGTCGTTCCCGTTGATTCCGTTCCTATTCTGCTTGAAGTCCTTACATATTGCGGTTTTTCCGTCAATGAGTCCAAGTCTTACGACAAGGGCCCGTTTAGGGAGAGCTGCGGTAAGGACTTCTTTCTCGGTACCAACGTTCGCCCTTTCTTTTTAAAGGAAAGAATAGACAATGTGGAAGCCCTCTACAGAGTCGCTAACGGTATTCGGCGTTATGCTCATCGCAGGCTTGGTTACCTTGCTTGTGATGCGCGTTTCGCCGGGTGCTGGAAGCGGATTGTGCATACCATCCCGGCTCACTTCAGGCATCGATGCCCGGAGGGAGTCGGAGACGTTGCACTTATCTCTAATTTCGATGAGGCCTGCCCCACTCGTCCAAAAGACGGATGGGAAGGCTATCGAACAAGGGTTATCCACCGAGTCCCTTACAGGACTGTCTATAAACAGGAAATGTTCGGTTACACGACATCCCTGTTTTTGGCGGAAGGTACGCGAAATCTTCTGACAGTAGAATGGCTAGATAGCGCCTCACGGCGTGTCTATGCAGAACTACTCGAAGAAGAGTTACCTGCCCTAGGGCAGTACACACTTCGCGACAGGACGTTGCCGAAGATCGGCCAGTTACTCGTGAGAGACTGGTACAACCTCGGTCCCTGGATTCTGTAACGAACCAGGTTCACCCGGTATTCACCGGCGCTAGGGTTAAGCCTAGCTGGAAGGCCTTGCCTTTAAAGTGTGGATAAGCGCGAAGCTTAT